TTCGCGTTCATGTCGGGAGCATCCTGTAGATCAGCCAGCCGTAGAACGGAGCCACCAGGGCCAGCACGCCGATGGCCGACGCAACTTCGGTGAGCGCCCGGCGGGCGCCAGTCGCATTTGGCTTCATGCGGAGGCCCCTCCCTTGGCTTTGTCGATTGCGCTTCGGGCCGCCTCGATCGCCGCAGTTGTGATCGCGTTGCGATGCTGCGGCAGATAGCCGACCAGCGCGCAGTAGGCCTGCTCCAGGGCGATGAGTAATTCGGGGCCGTAGCTTTCAACGCGCCGCCGTGCTGCGCGTTCCGCCCGCTTGCGGTTGTCGCGCTCGATTGCAGACTGCGCTTCCTGTTCGGTGGCGTAGAACCTGTACCAGTCAGCGCGCTTCGCGATGCGCGTGCCGTCGGCTCGAACGTAGTAGGCCTTCGTTTCCCGAACGAACTCACAGCGGCTAGCTGTGTCTCGGCCGGCCCGGACTTGAAAGCGGGTGATTGGATTCATACCCGAGTGCTCCTGAGTTCTGCCCAGCGCGAATCCGCTGCGGCGTCGAGCCGGCGGCGCATGTCGTCGTATTGCCGGGTGCCGATGGCGTCCAGCGTGTAGGCCATCTCGATCTGGCCGCGCCATACCAACTGGTCGTGGCGCGGGATCACCGACCGACGCATTGCGACGATCGCTTCCTCGATCACGCCCTCGGCGCGCTCATTCGTCCAAGCCATCGCCGTCCTCCTGCTCTTCGTCTTCTGGCTCCGGTTCCGGCTGGTCCCAGAGCGGGTCTCTGGCGAAGTCCCAGGCTTGCTGGGCACTGCTGAAAGCCGCTCGGTTGCGGCGCTCGCGGTATGTCCACATCGGGATGCTCTCCGTGGTTCACCTGCATTCGGCAGCACCCGGGCACGACTGCCGTGTGCCTGGGTGCTCTCGAATGGAGGTTGAAAAAAGCCCGGCCGGAGCCGGGCAAGGGGGGGATGAAACGGGCTCAGGAAACAGCAGTGCAGTTGCGCAGCAGCACCGGCGTGGCCTGACCTTCTAGCCAGATCACCGCCATGCCGGAGGCGGAAACTTTGGCTTGAGTGAGCGTTCTGGTGCGGATGGGGATGGAGTCGCGGAGCGGACGGTACTCAACGGCCACCTGGGCCGGGTGCGTGCGATTCCACTCTTCAACCAGGTCTTTGGGTGAGGCGGACCGGACGGCGCCAACCCGGGCGTAGATCTCGGCGCGATGAATGGCCATCGCTTCCGGAGCAACGATTCCGAGGCGGATCTGGCCGCCTCTGTTCTCGACGACGGTCACGGTGATGTCGTCGCCAATGTGCAGGGTTTCGCCGACTCGGCGGGTGAGGATCAGCATGTGTGCCTCCGTTCAGGATGCTGTGCGGGCGGGCTTCAGGCCGGCTCGCAGTGGGAAAGGGCAACGCAACCGGACACGCCAGCGAGCCAGACGACAGCAGTGTGTCCGCCGAGCACCTGGGCTTCGGTTGTCGTCCGGGTGCGCTTCGGCGTTGCGCCGCGATGGAATCGGTAATCGACCTCGGTGCCGGCGGGGTATGCGGAATTCCAGGCAGCAACGGTCGCCGCCGGGTTGGCGTTTCGCTTCATCGGGTGTCTCCGGATAGAGTTCGGTGGGGCTGGTGTGCAGTCCCGGCGAGCCGGGGTGGGTCTTATGGCAGCGGCTGGGCGCTATCGATGCATCCAGCGAGGCGTCGGCGCCACATAGCGAAACGCTCCATGGACTCTGCCCTTGCAGCCGGCACTCTGGTGGCGCCGACCCGGTAGTCGGCCATGATTTGCAAGATGTAGGCGCAGGTCGCTCGCGGCCTTGAACTGAACATCGTCTTGCCCTCCAGTGCGGTAAAGCCCCGGCGAACCGGGGCATGCTCCTTATGCGGCTTTCACCTTGCAGGCGCGGGCCTGCAGCTCTTTGCCGTTCACTTCGACGACCAGGTACTCACCGCCACCGCGGCCGGTGCCCTTGTTGATGGTGCGCAGGAACTTGCCTTCCTTCGCGACGCCACGCGGGTTGGTCAGGATCACGGACTGGCCTTTCTTGAACATCGGTGTTTCCTCTCGTTGTGGTTTCCCGTATGCCCCTTCCGTACTGGCAAGGGGCATCTAGGAAATCGGTATTGCTGGCCGGCGTTACGCGCCACCTCCGGCTGGGCGAATGCTTTCTCGGGGGACCTGAGATCCCGACAGCCGGCCACGCTTTGCTGCCGACTCTCGCTTGCGGTGCTCGAAGCTGCACACCCGGGGCGAGGCGTCCCCTGAATCCCGTTCTGCCTGTCGGCAAGGCCTTGGCTCGCTGTGGCCTGTTCTGTCGTCACGATGTTCTGTGTCGATGAGATAAAAATTACCAGTGGCATTTAAGTAATGTCAATGCTGATGGTAATAAAATTTTCCAACGCTCATCAGGCACAGGTTGAATGGGTGAGGTGGTGGGTATACTGTATTTATATACAGCTAACGGGAGGTGCTTATGGCTAAGCAACAGAAGAAGCAGCAGGTGGTGAAACCGCTGACGGCAGCCGAACGGCTGGGCCTGCGCGTTTCAGAGATGATCAATTCACCGAAGGCTCAGGATCTGAGGATGGTGACAATTCACCGGCTGGACACGGATTCCGATGAAGCCTGGGAGGGAGTGATGGGAGTACTTGCCGAGACGGACGGTCTTGAGCTGATCTTTAACGATGACGGTACCGTCACTCTTAAGTGGGAGAAGCAGGAGAGGGAGGAGGAGGCCTGGTAGGCTGGATACGAAAAGCCCCGCGTGGGGCGGGGCTTGTTAAGCAAGGCGCGTATCAGTGCTTCCTACGTCTGAGTACCGACCACCAGAATACCCAGCCCATGATGCTGAGGTTGTTCTCGCGCATCTGGTCCTTGGTGTACTCCTCGTCTGGGTATTCGTCACGGTTAAAACTGCGTAGGCGGATGCCACCACCAGGCAATCGGTAGACGAACTTCACCCGTAGCATGTCATCGTGTTTCAACGCATAAATCTCGCCATCGATTATCGTATGGGCGGATAGGTCAACCCCGATGATGGCGCCATCGGCAATCAGAGGCTCCATGCTGTTGCCACTGACATTCACGCAGACCGAATGTTTTGGATCCACCCCCGACTCGCGCAGACCAGCCTTCGCGAACCTGATTTTTTGCTTGGCCTGCTCACGGTCGGGATAGCGACCGTCCCCCGCGGCGATTTGGATCTCGTCGAAGTACGGTATTTCAACCTCATCCGGGTCGAGCGGGTCCCCCACCTCGAAACTGGACATGGGCGTAAGTTCGCCCTCTGTCTCCGCTTTAGGCGCCGGCCGGAGAGTCTTCGCCATATCCGTTATTTCGTCCGCTAGGCGCGGACTGAACTCCCGAACATGAACCTGGAGAATTTCTGCGAATGCCGCCGCTGCCTGGGCGTTCAAAGGGTTCACGCCATTCAGGTAGTGGCTAACGGAGCTTTGGTTGATCCCAAGGAGGTGGGCGAGCTTCTCCTGCGTTAGACCGAGGTCACGCTTTCTGCTGTTGAAGATGGCCTTCAGTTGAAGGCACTCGTCTTTTCTGTCTGGTGGAAGAGGTTTTTTGCTCATCTTCGAATCGTATTCCCACAGGTAATATTTCAGCAAATGCCTATAGCATTGAAATGTTTAAATGCCACAGGTAATATTCTGGTGTGAGGAACACTTTGGAGAGCGGTCATGAACCGAGTACACATCAAGACATTTGCCTCCGAGCACGGGCAGTCCAGGGCTGCGGCGCTACTCGGCATCACTCAAGGGGCACTCAGCAAGGCTTTGCGTGTTGGTCGTGACATCTACGTCACCGCGCATGCTGATGGGACTTTCACTGCCGAGGAGGTGCGCACCTTTCCGGCCCAGAAGGTGCGCTTCGTTTCTTGACATGGACTGGTTCGTAGCAGGCGTGACTGCTGCAAGTAGATGCGTCAGCCAGCGCTTGGCGCAGGAGAACCAGGGCCTATGGGAACCGAGAACAGGGCTGACATGCAGTTCACCGTGACGATCAATCAAGCGAAAGCGCTCGAGTGGGGGCTGAACTCGCAGCAGGCGCTGCTGTTCGCCTTCGTCTACGAGTGCCCGAGTTGGGCGCGCCTGGTTCAGACGCCCGCAGGTGATTTCTACGCCCTGAGCAAAGCGAAGATCCTCGAGGAGTTGCCGCTGCTGACGGACAAGCCGGACACGGCGTACCGCTTGCTGAAGCAGATCGCTGCGGCCGGTGTGATCGATCTGTCGAGCACAGCAACCATCACACTCGTGCGGCTCACTGCGAAGGGGCAGGAGTGGAATCGGAAACTGGACGGGTCGGAAAAATATCCGACCCAGGTCGGAGAAAAATCCGAGGTCGGAAATTCTTCCGAGGTCGGAGAAAAATCCGATGCAGGCAGGTCGGAAAAATCTCCGACCAAGATCGGAAAAAAATCCGGGGTAGGTCGGAAAAAAGTCCGTTCAGGGTCGGAAAAATCTCCGACAAATCAGGTAACCAGTAATCAGGTAACCAGTAATCAGGGTACCAATCAGGATATTGCCGGGGATGCTGCGCCGGCCCCGGGCGGGGAATTCGTCGGCGCCGAGCAAGAGCCCGGGCCGCGCTGCCAGATACCGGCCGACATGCCAGGCCCGAAAGACCCGAACTGCAAGGCGTACCGCACATGGGCCAACTACGCCATGGCCTATCGCACTCGATACACCGCTTGGCCGGTTTGGAACGCGTCGGTTGCCGGCAAGCTTTCGAAGCTGATCGATCGTGTGGGCCATGCCGACGCGCCAAAGGTGGCCGCGTTCTACGTCAAGTGCATCCACGATGCTCGACTGATTGCTCAGCACCATCCCCTCGGCCTGTTGCTGGCGAACGCTGAGGGCTACCACACGATGTGGTTGACCAATCGCCCGACCACCGGAACGCAGGCACGCCAGCAGGAGAACACCGCATCGAACTTGTCCGCCGCTGAGCAGGCCCTGGCCGAGCAGCGCGCGAGGAGGGCGGCCCATGTTGACGCCTGACCAGCAGGACGCCCTGCTGCTTTCCCTTTTCGGCACCGCCGAGGCAATGGGTCAGCAACTTACGCCAGCCGCGGCCCAGCTCATGGTTCAAGACCTGGCTGCCTACGAAGAGCCAGTGCTGACCGCCGCGTTGCAGGCCGTTCGCCGGGAGGGCGGACGATTCACGGTTGCCGCTGTACTCCGGCATGTCGAGTCCGCCGACGGTCGGCCCGAGCCGAACGAGGCCTGGGCGATCGCCCTGCAGAGCTTCGACGAGGCTGAAACGGTACTTATGACGCCGGAAATCCAGCAGGCGGCTGTGGTAGCCGCACCGCTCATGAAGGGGCGTGGTGACCGGGTGGGCGCGCGCATGGCGTTCAATGCCGCCTACGAGCGCCTGCTCACTCGTGCCAGGCAGCAGGCGCTGCCCGCCAGGTGGTCGCTGTCGTTGGGCAGCGATGCGGGCCGCCGAGCTGCTGCGATCGAGGAAGCGGAACGCCTGGGGCGTCTGCCGGCGCCGGCAGCGCAGTTGCTGCTCGAACAGCACGTACTCGAGCCGGTTTCGCCGGCCGGCAGCGCAATCGCCGGGCTGCTGACTGGACCCTCCGACCGGCTGCTGGCACTGACGAATGACCCACTGACCCGCGAAGCCCTTGCGAGGGAGGCTGCTGGTGGGGGGGATGTGCCAGACGACTTTCGCCGGCGGCTTGAAGACATCAAGAAGCGCTTGGTCCGCAGGGAAAAGGCGAAGGTCCGACTGCGTGATCGCCACCTGCGCCACGAGCGCGAAGACATGGACCGTCGGCGCGCCGCGGTTCTTCAAACCATCGATCAGCTACAGAGCCAGGAGGTTCAACATGGCTGAAGCACTATCAACCCAGGCGCCGGCCAAGAGCGCGGCGGCGAAGAGGAAGCGCGCCGGGCGGCCGATCTACCTGGAGTTCAAGCGCATGGTCGACCCGGACACCGGCGAGGTTCGCCTGGCCCTGGTCGCCGACAGCGGCATCGACAAGTTTCTGCTCAAGGAGCGCGGGTATAGAGCCGGCGCAAAGGTGCGCGCAGAGTTGAAGCAACCGCGGGACGTTCGTAAGCACCGCCTGGTTCACAGGTTGGGCCAACTGGTCGCGCGTAATGTGGATGGGTTCCAGGGAATGGATGCGCACTCGGTGATCAAGAAGCTACAGGGAGACGCAGGGGTCTGCTGTAGCTCGGAGTATTTCGACCTGGGCGGGCTGGGGCGCGTGTCGCGCCTGGTGCCGGAGTCGTTGGCGTTCGACGAAATGCCCGAGGAGCGGTTCCTTGAGTTCTGGAGAGGCATCTGCCAGCACCTGATCGAGCACTACTGGACGGGCATGAGCGAAGAGCAGATCGGCGACATGATCAACATGATGCCCGAGGAGGTGGTATGACCCGGAGCCGCGACGACTACTGGGGATTCGTCGACCCT